ACTTTGACCGTGTTTGGTTCGCACGAGAAGTTTTGTTTTCTTTTTCCATGTTACGCTCCTTCCGTGTTTTTTAATTGTTTTGCGTATTCTTCGAGTGGCACTCCTAATTTTTTAGCTATTGCTACCTGTGAAGAAGTGAGTCTCACAGTTTTGCGACCAGGCTTTACGCTTCTATTAGCTGAAGCCACTGTCTGAACAGGGGCGGTCGTTTGCTTTTTGTCAGTATTACCAAATTTATGCGGAAAGTCAACTCTAATACGTTTGTCAACTTCAGCATAATACTCATCAGAATTAGGATCAAACCCTTCTTTTTCAGTTAGATCCTTGTGTATCTCAAAAGCAGTATAAGTCATTGCTCTATCTGTTCCAAACCAAGAATTCTTAGAAGCCCATGCTTCGGCTCTAGGATCTGGATTAATTGGATCATCCATAGCAGGTTGATTTATTTGTCCACCTTGAGAAAGATTTACAGGTTTCTCTGCCTGTATTTTTTCTTCTCTTCCTTGTTTAGCTTGGTCAAGTTTTGCATTCTCGAAAGCGAGTGTTGCAATTCTTTTATTAGCTTCAACTTGAGCTTGTGCATCACCAGATTCAATAGCAGCAGCTAATTCTTTTTGTGCCGCTTCCATACCTGAAGCAATTGTTGACTCAAATTTTTTAATGTAATCAGAATCCGTTTTTTCAAAACGTTTTTCTAGTGCTTGTCTTTTTTCCTCCACAGCTTTTGCATACTCAACAGCAGCTTGTTCTCTTCTTTCTGCTTCTCTCATCTTACGAGTTAATTTCGCAATACGAGATTGTACACCTTTACTGTAATCCTCTAATTCACTATCTGATTTTTTTTCTTCTAGTTTTATTTCTCGTTCGTTTTCATATGTTTTATCTGTATCTTTTTCCGTTGTTTCTGTTTCTTGTTTCGGCGCTTCAGTATCAATTACTGACTCGTCTTTTGTTTCTTCGATATCAATCGTAGCATCAGGTCCTGATGTATCGATGGGTACCATTTTTTTGTCTTCGTCTGGCATAGTTTACTCCTTCCTATGATTAAAACTCATGCAATATGTCTTCTGGACTATCTATTGTTGCTAACACTTCATCGTCGTTTAGCAGACGCATTTCCCCACCATCTATTTTGATTCGGCTACCTGCATATCGTGCAAACATAACCCAATCTTTCTCTTTGCACCATGGACCTTCAGGATACCTCTCTTTATCCTTATAACATTGTGGACCCATGGCCATAACCAATCCTACTTGTGAAGCAACTTGTTGTCGTTCTAAAGTAGTTTCAGCTAATACTAATCCACCTTTAGTTGTTTCTTTCATTTTGAAAGGTAAAACTAAAAGTCTCCAGCCTGTTGGCTTTGGTAATTTTGGTTCTTCTTTTGTAGGTTTTACACCAACAAGTTTATTGTTTGGTGTTAATATTGATGACTGTTCCTTTTTCATTTCGCTCCTTATCATTTAGCAGGTTAGAGAGTTCCTGTCTTGTTGCCTCTAGGGCGTTTATTTGTCCTATTATATACTGATACTTTTCCATATTGTCAACACCTCCTGATGTGACCGTAATAGATAAAGCCTCTGTTCTAGTATTAATAAATTTAAGTAGTCTTTTTATGACGTTTTCTAATTGCATCTTTTCCTTTCTTAGCGATTGAAGCAACTTGACTTTTACCCATCACTTTAGCTCTTTGCTCCATAACCGTTAATATTTGTATTTTACGTGCAAAGGGTTTACTTACACGTTTAACTTTTGCAACAGTTGCTCTTGCATCTGATGGTGTTGCAAATTTTATTTTGACCGTATCTCTAGGATTTTCATCCGTATACAATCTTCTTCCTGAACCTTTAGGCTTTTTTCCCGTTCCCTTTTTTGGATCCGCCATTGATAACTCCTTTTAATGTTTTAGCTTGTTTAGCATGTGTCTTAGATGCTTTTGTCAAACCTTTGATTACTTTTTTAATCTTTTGTTTTTTTAACATTTCCATCTCCTTCTTGCCTGACGGATACGTGAGTTCGGATCGTTACGAGTTTTTGCTGAAGCTCTTTTGAGCTGACCTAGTGATCTTGCGCAGTATGATTTTCTACGTTTAGCAGCTTTTGATCCTGGCTTCACTTTACCAGTCACGGCTGTTTTTAATTTAGAACCAGGGTTAAGTCTTCTATAAGCCTTAACTCCAGCTTGTGTCATTCCAGCCCCTTTTTCAGTAGGTCTAAAATTTTTTTTGTTTCTTGCAGGCATTGTGCCTTTTGAATAATATTCTCGTCTCATTATGCTGTTTTCTTTTTCTTTGCGAATGTTGCTGCTCTGCTAGGTGTAGGGCCTGTATTCGCTTTAGCTTGTTTTCTTCTTACGGCACCCGCACGCTGTCCTTTGCTCATCGCTCTTGCTTTTGCAATAGGCACGCATTTTGGATAATTTTTTCTTTTTTCTCCACCACTTCGTCCACATTTAGGATAAGAACCATCGGGTTTTTTATTTGCAATATCCACCCAGTTTTGTTTTACCCATTCTCTTAATCCACCACCTTTTGAATAATAGGTTCTCACTAGACACGACCACCTTTTAGATATTTCATTCTTGTCATATCTACAGTGCCGCCTCCCATTTTTTTAGATCTTTTTTTGCCACCTGGTGTAACTTTACCTGAACAAACTGCTGATGCATACATATTAGCATATGCGCTTGGGTACACTTTAAATTTTCGCTTCGCTGCGGCTTTACCTCTAGGGCATAATTTTGCCATTATGCTTTACCACCTTTTCTCATAGCTTTGCCACCTTTTCTAGCAACCATTCTATCTGGATTGTATCCAAATTTTTTTGCTAGGGCTTTTCCTTTTGCTCCAGACTTAGCTAATTTTGCTAGTCCTTTGTTTTTACTTTTACTTATTGGTTTTCCAGCCATATTATTTCTCCTTTTTCTTTAGTTTAAGTTTACCATCTTTAATAGTTATATTTGATTCCATAACTTCTTTGTATTTAGGAAATTTCTTTTTAGCAACACCATGTGCTCCTGTTGCGCCTACAGCAACTGTTGCTGCAGCACCAAATGCTTTTTTCTTATCACTTTTTATTTTTTTCTTACGAGCTCTAACAGCTGCATCATATTTTTCATTGAGTGCAGAAGTTTTTTTAACGCTAGAGGCTATGTTTGCTTTTTTAGGATCTATATTAAATTTTTTTCTTATATTCATAAGATCCTCTGTATTTTTTCTTCGCTCAGTTAATCTATCTGCTGGTTTAAAAGATTTAATAGTTGGTGAAACTTTACCTTTACCAAACAATTTTCCTAAAAATTGTTTACCTGCTTCGTAACCTGCTTTTGCACCGTGAAATTTAGACATTATTTTTTTCCTCCGTTTCTAAAAATTTGTGTACCCTTTATACCATAAATCGACGCTACGACAAGGATCCAGAGGTTTGTGAACCATGACGGAAGCTGCGAGAACATCTCGAAGAACAATTTTACTTTGTCCATCGCTGTTGGGTCATCCGATATCACTGCCCAAGCGAGCACCAACACGGGCAAACTTAAAATTATTAAAACTGCCTCGTCCTTCCAGTCTGATTGACGTGCCTCCAGCAATTTTCCCTGGTAAGCTTCGTCGCCTCGGGCCATACGCTCTGCATGCATCAGTTGTGCATCAGACATTGCCATCTTCGTCTTCTGCTTGTTAGCATAAATTTTACTTCCAGCAGAGACGGCTAATTTTATCGCCGATAACCACATAATTATACCACTATTGCAGTTTTTCTTTTTCCAGCAAGCATTCTTCTAGTGCCATTTACTTTAACCTGTTCAGGTTTAGCAATATAATTAAAAGCACCATCAGCAGTTGTCTTAGATCTTGGATCTACTTCAACTTTTTGCTCAGGAACAGAACTAATTTTTGCTTTTTTATAGTTCATCATAGTTTTTTACTCCTTTTATTAATCTTTATCTATCATAACGGCTGCTTTTTGTACACCAGACTTTGCAAGACTAACTCCAGCACGTAATTTAGCTAAATCTTCGTTTTGATCCATTTTATCTTCAGAAATTTCTTGTGCTTGCATTAATTTTGCTCTGTTTAAGTCTTGTGTTGCCTCATCATTTTGTTTTTTACGCTCATTTTCCATTGCTCGAAGGTCAACTTCACGTGATTTTAGCTTTAATAATGGGTCATTATCAAATTGCGACGTAATTTGCTTCTCTTCTTTCATGTATTCTTCGGTCATTTCTGCAATTAACACTGCTTTTCTTGCTTCAATTTCATTTGTAAGAGCTTGAAGTTGTTGTTGAACCTGTGGATTCATTGCAGCTTGTTGTTGTAACGACATTATTTGTTGCATTTGTTCTCTAAACTCTAATTGTACCTGTTCTTGTGCCATTAAACTTATGTGTTCAAGTATATTTTTTTGTATTGCTGCCATAACAGCAGGATTATTTCTAACTATGTTAGTTGACATAAAATTTAAGTGTGCAGTTATGTGTGCTCTGTGGTCTTGACCAGGGAAAGCTTGAAAAGGTCTACCACCTAAAGCGTTTATATGTTCTAAACTTGGGTCCATTGGTGCCACTGGAGCAGGTGGTGGTAATACTGCATCAATATTTTTTACACCAATCGCTTCATACATCGTTCGATATACTTGATACATGTTGTGTGCTTGTGGATTTGCACTAGCAATTTGTAATTGTGTTTGTGCGAGTGTAATTCTTTGTGACATAGAAAATATATTTGGATCAGCAACTGGTATAACATCGACTCTATCGTCAAAATCTGCTTGTTTTACGTTTCTTGCACCACCGACTACGTCGTATGGATACTCTGGTGGTAAATATTGTGACACAACTTTTGAAAGTAATTTAAATTCTTTCTTCATAGCTGCATAACATCTTTTGTGTATTGCGCTCATGACTCTTGAACCACGTTCTAATAAAGCAATTGTTGTTCCAACTGCAGCTGCTTGATTACCATCACCCACTTGCATGTCAGCAATAGCTGCAAATCTTTGTCCTGCTTGTACAACAATACCTAATAAATTTAATAATGTTTGAGATGGTTCTTTGTATGGTAGTGGAAAGAATGCATCTCTTAAAGATCCACCTGGTGCGTCTACATCTTTAAACTCACCTGGTTGTATTGGAGCTGCTTCATCTCTAACTCTTACACCTCTTTGTTTAAATCCTGCTGGTAAGTTTGATAGGGTACCCGCGTCTAATAATTGACGGAGAGCCGCCGTTGCCGTACGACTCAATCCGCCAATCATGTGAATGAGTCCAAAGCCATAAAATCCTAGTCCTGGCAGAAACTTGAAGTGGACAAAATATTGGATTTTACGTTTCTTTAGATCATCGGGCGCATAGTTCCTTCTAATAGAAAGAACTTTCCTATTACCTTCTTCAACAGTTACGATGTAAGGTAATTTTATTCCAGTCGGTTGTCCATCTGCTCCGACTTCTTCAAAACCTTCTAAGTCTAAATTAACATGACATTCTAATAAAGTATAAACTGGTTCATTCTTTCCAGTTTTTTTACTACCTTCAAGATCACGTTCTTTTTTTGCAAGTTCGTTATTTGTATCTGTACCTGGTGGTCCTAATTCTACATCTCTATAAAAACCAGATACTTGTTGTTTTCTTAATTCATTTTCTGATATTTTAATTGTATGAATAATCGCTTCCGCATCGTCTAATGAGGTAGCCGTGTACGGAACGATTAATTCATCCGCAGGAACAAACTTAGATACAGCTCGTCCCATATTTACATCATAGTAAACTTTTTTAAATGTTGATCCAGCTAAAGGTAAATGAAATAACATAGAATCAAATTCTGCTTCATATTCTTTCATCTGATCCATAATTAAATAATTCATAAAATCTTTAACACGTGTCGCTTGTTGTTCTGTTTGTGGATTTTTTGTACCAATAATTTGTGTTCTTACTGGTCCATCACTTGGTAATAATTCTTTGTAAGCCTGTGCTTGAAATTGTGTAACAGCTTCTGCCATGACAGGGTGAGTTGCACCACTAGCTCCTTGAAATGGTTCTGTTCTATTTTCATATTTAAATCCTAAAAGATCTAAACCTTGTATATAAGATTGCTCCCATTCTTTTCTGGAAGTTTTGTAATCCATGTAATTTTGCGTCATCTCCATGCCTATCGGCTCAAGGACATCGTCTGGTAAAAGATCTGCTAAATTATCAAAGTGTGATTCGGTTCCCGGTACATTGATGGATCCCGGTTCAAAGTCTAATGTTACACCACCATCTTCTTCTGGTATAACTTCTATTGGTCCTTTTTCGGTTTCTTGTTCCTGAACATTTACTTCTTTTGCTATCTCTTCTTCTGAAGGGACATCAATTTTAGTTCTAGTGTTCGGGAGTCCTTTGTCTATTTCTGCCATTTAATACTCCTATAGTTTCTTAACACGTTTTAACAGACCTGGCAACCCTTGTGAGTTTGGTCCTGATTCTGGTGGTGGGCCTGACTTATCTCCTCCTGATAAACCTGCAATACCGCCGCCTGCTTTTTCATCTCTAAAATTTTCTGCAAATTGTAATGTTCTTAAATAATTTGTATAGTCTTGTAACCCTCTATCTTGATCGTATTTACCAGTCGCTGGATCTATTCCGAATTGTGGATTTTGTTGGCCCATGGCTACAAAAAGTTCATTTAAACTTTGAGGAGTATAACCTGTTCCAAAAGTCTCTCCTGTTTTTTTTAAATCTTGTTTTACAAAATCTAAATTTATAGGTATCTGTTCTTCTCGTTTTTTTAATCTCTGTGCATCAGCCTCTTTGCTTTGAGCCATGAGTGGGATACCAAAAATAGTTTTACCCATTCTCTCTCCACGTTTAGCCATCGCAAAGTCCACACCTTTTGCAAATTCTTTTTCAAGTTCTGCTTCTTTATCAATCTGTAATTTAGGACCTAGAGCAAGATTAAAAATAGAATCAGCAAAAGCTGTTTTAAGTGGCACACCTGTCTGTAAAGTTTTGTTTAATGCAATACCACCCTCTATAGCAATCTCACTTGCTATGGCTAGTGGACCTAAAGCACCTCTAATAAATTTACCTGCAGCAGCAGCCTTGTTAGTAAATTTTGTAAGTGTAGATCTTGCAGCCTCATCTCCTTGTTTTGCTTTTTGTGTTAACTGATCTATAGATTTTTGATATGCTTGTGCATTGTTACAACCTGTGCCTTTAGATAATTTACAAGGTATTTCAGGAAACTCTTTTTTCATAAAAGCAGCAAGACCTTTTGTATTTGTTTTTGGTATTTCTTTTAAAACAGGTTGAGATCCTATGGTAGGAAATGTTTTAGCATAACCTGCTCTAATACCTTCTTCTCTTATATTTAAATTTAATCCAGCAAGTTCAGCTAATCTTTTTTTGGATATAACAGAAGCATACGGATCTTTACCTAATGTAAAAGTTGGAAGTATATCTCTTACGGATTTTGTTTTATATTTAGGATCTAATCTATTATACCAATCACCTCTCCATTTTTGCCAATTATTAATTAACTGTCTTGGTGTAAAATTTTCTCCTTTAAAATCTACAGTTCCATTTTTTAAAGCTGTCTGTAAAGCATTTTCATATCTGCTATATTCTCCAATCATACTAGCATGAGCACCCTGATTAAATGTTCTGTCCATAAAATTTACAAACTGTGTTGAAGAAAAAGTTTTATTTTTGTATCCGGAACTTAGACCTGTTATTTCATTTAAATCTATGTTGGCAATATCTATTCCTGCTTTTTTTAAAGCAGCCCTAGAATCATTAATAAAACCTTGATAACTTTTTGTAAAATACTCTTCACCAATAGCATCTTTAATTGTGTTATGTTTTAATCTTTTATAAGCATCAGTATATTCTCTTGGAACACCTCCTCTTCCTGTTTCTAAACCTTGAAATATTTTTTTTGCTGAAAGTTTATTTTTACTTATATTATGATTAAAATCTCTAAAATTAACTCCGTCCATCGCTTGAGAAATTCTTAACATTACGTTCGCTCTTTCAGAATCTGTTAAATTTTTTACTGTTGCTAAAGCTTTTACAAGTCCTTTATAATCTCCTTTTTTAAATAAAGATTTAATTTTATTATTGCCTAAAACAAGATTCATATTCTCAATTGTTTTTGGATCAATAGAAGGTGAGTCTATATATGTTCTAACTTTTTTTGCTAAAGCAGCATTATCTTTTACGTAATTTACTTTTTGAACTGATTTTTTACCATCGCCTAAATCTATTAAAGTATCAAATTGTTTAGGTTCTAAAGTATCAAATAAAAATTTTTTAAGAAATAAATTTTTTCTACCTTTTGATGCATCTTTTTCTCCTATAGTTTTCATTATAGCATTATTAATAAAATTACTTTCTGCCTTAGTAACAGGACCGTATTGCCTTTTTTCGTAAATAGGAAAATTATATTTTTTAGAAAACTCTTTTGTGGTAATATATCCTTTTGGTGGTTTTTCTCTTTTTTGTTCATTAAAATATGAATCTAATAAATCTGATTTTTTACCACCTAGTTCATTCCAATCTTTTTTATAAAATCTAGAGTTAGGATTATTTTTATGAGTTTTGTTGTACCATTTTTTTTGATCTGTATTTAAACCTAAAACTCTTTTACCTTTATAAGTTTCATAAATTCTTTCACCTTTTTTAACTTGTTGTTTTCTTTCCTCTGGTGAATAATCACTAGCATACCCAGGTCTAGATCCATCAGCACTTGGTTGCACTAACATACCACCACCGGCTAGTGGATTACGGTCCATGAAATCTCTGTATGGATTTTCTTTTGGTGGTAATTTTGATGCAGGAATTACAATGTCTGGATCATCATATAAATCTTGAAGCTCTCTAATCGCTTCTTGTAATCTGTCTAACTTGTCTACCATTACTCACCTAACATTCTAGCGATACCGCCTGATGCATAGTCATCATAGTCACTAGGATCGTAATCACCCTGTCTTCTAATTATAGAATCCATTTGAGCTTCAGGATCGTCTGTTATGTTTTTAGCTTTTTTTCTTCGGTCAATATTTTGCACGAGTTCTTTCATCGTTGGTTTTTTGCCTGTAGCATATTCTTTTAGTTTGGATACGTCTGAATCTAGATCCCTGATACTCGTACCACCAACCTCATCGACCTCTATGTCAAAATCATCAGGACTTGATCGTCTGCCGACAGGGCCCGATTCTGCTGTGGTAAACTCTGCTGCTGGTCTTGGTGCTCCTTCATCCGGTAATGGTTTTTTATATTGTAATTGTACATCATCACCAAATACATTCTGTTCACTTTGATACTCGACTCTCACAGCACCATCGTCTACGTCTTCTGTAACTCGGACCACGGAACCATCGTCAAGTGTTTTTTGGTGAATAGATTGTCTCTCACTTGTTGCAAATCTTTTAGTAACATCATCACCTTCAATTATAACTTTGTTAACTAACTGATCAAACCATTCTGGTTTACCAGGCACATTATCTGTTTTGATTATCGGAACTTTCTTGACACCTTTAGCTAGTTTTAATGGTGCAAGAATCTTACCAACGATAGGTATTGATGCAGCACCTGCTAAAAATTTTAAAAACGTTCTTCTAGTCATACCGTCTTTAAAACCAATACGACCACCGTCAGCGTTTAGATCTCTTTTCTTCTTACCGCCTGTTTGCATATTTTTTAATATGTTTTCTAGTTCTAATATTCCTTCGTCTGTTAATTTTGGTGTACCTAGTTTTTTACCAGCAGCAGATTCTGCCATTTTAGAAACAGTATCAGCCATACTTTCTGCTGTCTCTCTATCAATACCTCTTCTCATCATCTCTTCGACCATCTCTTTTTTTCTCTCCATCGTGCCGACATCTGCTTTTTTTATATTCTTAGCAGCGCTTAAAATTTCTTCTATCATCATGGCTCTATTTTTAGTCATGTCGCCTTGCATACCTTTAATCAGTTCTGGTGCACCGATACCTTTTTCAACATCAAACTTTTTATAAATTCTTGGATCTTCTAATAATCTATTAAATTGTTTTGGATTTACTAATTTTAATATCTCTGAACCTGGACGTTCTGCTTCTTTACCTTTGCTAAAAAATTTTATCATTTCTCTTAATGTTGCGGCACCTTTTGGAAACATACCACCCATAAAAAACCCTGCACGTCCACCATCTGCCATGTCTTCTGGATCTATATCATCTAATCTTCCAGCAGTTCTATCTTCTGTTGCTTTAAAAATTTTATCTACATCTTTATCTGTTAAATTTTTATATCTACCTTCTCGTTTAATTACTTTATTCATTTCTTTCATAGATGGAATTGTTTCCATATTGTTTATATCACGAATAATATCATCTATAATAGTTTCTTTAAATGGTTTACCAAACCTACCTTCTATAACATTTTTTTTCTTTTTACCCATCATTGCATCCATAATGCCTTGAAACTCAGGATCACCTTGAGATATAACTCTAGGTTCTTTAGGTTTCTTATTCATTGCAATTATATATTTTAATTGACTTTCGTTCATTGCATCAAGATCTACACCTTGTTTTTGTGCAGACAAAATATAAGATTGTAATTTTTTCTCAGCTAACTTTCTTACACTGTCACCAATAGATAAAATACCAGAAGCTCTACCAGAGTCTTTAACTGCATCTTTTAATAATAGATTAAATAATGTTTTTATTCCTGCCATTAATAATAATTCCTTTTAGTTTTGTCGACTTTTTCGTCGATATAATCTTCAGGGTGACCGATCAGACCGCCCTGTCTGAATCGCATGATAGCTTGTGTTGTTGAATCGACCAAGTCATCATGATCACCATAAGGGAAAGCCGCGCATTCTTCAATGACGTCATCTGCGAATTTCTGCTCAGGCGCATATATCATACCAGATTCAAATAAAGGTGCAACCGCATTTACACGGGCATGCTTATCGTTTCCTTTGCTTGGACTAAAGTTAACAACAGGTATATCCATTTTTCTAAGCTCGTATGTAAGCGGCAGACCTGATGCTTTTGCCTCTACAATGACTGTTTCAGGTTTCCAATACTCGTATTGCTCTAAAGCCAGTCTACGTAACTCAGGAAACTCGTATCTACCTTTTATAGCATCTAATAATATTAAACTAGCTGGCTCATCCTCACTTGGGTAAAATATTCCCCAAGTGGTGATGGCGCTGTAATCAGCTGTCTCCTTTTTTAAAAACGCGGTATCATAACTTTGTATAACATGATGTAATTGTGGTATATCTTCATTAGTATATTTTCTCCACCATTCTCGTTTTAATATTGCACCCTCCTCTGCTGTAGGATTTTGCATCCATTGTGCATTCCATTTGCCCGTGGGCAGTGTTGCTTGGACCTTCTCAAGCTCGTCTAACTTCCAATACTCTGGCCACACAGGTTTAGCGTTCTTTGATCCATGGTCCATGATTGCTGGAAATTCGACCACGTGCCACTGATCAGCTTTTGTTTCTTTTTGATTTTGTATCAACTTACCGGTTAGATCTTTATTGGACCAACGCGTCATAACTAAAATAATCTTACCACCAGGTTGCAGACGTTGACGAGGACCTGATGTATACCAATCGTACGCTGACTCTAAAGCTGTAGGTGATAATGCATCTTGTTCACTATGTGGATCATCAATGATCAGTAGATCAGCACCACGTCCAGTAATCGCACCACCTACACCAGCAGCAAAGTATTCACCACCTTGTGCAGTTTCCCAACGTCCTGCAGCTTTACTATCTTCTTGTAATCTAGTTTTAAAAATTTTTGAATAATCTTCTGAGTCGATAAGATTCTTGGCTTTACGACCAAACCTGACTGCGAGTTCGCCCGTGTGGGTAGCTTGAATGATCTTTAACTTTGGATCACGGCCCACCATCCATGCTGGCAAAAGGTAGGACGCAAATTCTGATTTAGTATGCCTAGGTGGCATGTTTACAATTAATCTTGTAATTTCACCTGATGCAAGTTTATTAAATTTTTTTGCAATATGTCTATGATGAGAGCCTTCTATAAAATCAGGCCACATACATTTTACAAAAGACAAGAAGTCATTTTTAGCTTTGTTCTGTATCTTTTTTTCAGCGTGCAACACTTGCAATTGTTTAAATTGTTTACGCACGTCTGCAGGTAGTTTACTTATATCTATATTATTCAATTCCATAAAAATTTTTTAAAAAATTTTTTGCATCACATTTAAGATGTTCAACATGTTTTTACCAGCTATAACTGTGTAAATCAAGCAATACAACCTAGAGTAGTGGGACCCCTTTGTACAAAAAAGGGGGGTGGGGCTACAACTTATAATTGATTTTTAAATTTGATTAGGATCCCTGGCGCTTTAGCGCCAGGGGTAGAGAGTTAATTAGCCCAATGATCTAAGGCTTGTTTTTTTATTAGCATTGCAGGACCAACAACAATATCTTTACGACCAGTAATATAATTGTCGTTGTCAAATGTTGCTCTCCACAATGCCGTTGCTTCTGGGTTTAAAGGTAAGCCAATTAACTTACCCTCTTCATTGACTAATAAAAGATCACCATTTGGAAAAGTAATACACTCAACCATGCCACCTACAAACTTTGAAACCTCTTTGTATTTTGGCTCATCTTTTTTATCTTCAATGATTTTAAACTCAGATGCTTTTGTATTTACTTGCATAGTTTCCTTGTAGTCTTCATTTAACAAGTTTTCTATTTCAGTAGTATCTGGGTTTTTATTTGTTTTTGTCATATCCTATATTCTCATGGATTAGGATTATTGTCAACTTACTTTTTCCTCAATAGTCCAACTATTATAATATCTGTCAGCTTGTTTTACAGGATCATGTATAGATGTTTCTAGTGGCTCTCGTCTTGGCGCAATAGATACAATAGCTTCAGTATGTTTAGACATAAAATCCATTAAGCATTGATGATTACAAAAGTAATCCCATATGTTGGCACCACCATTGCCAAACATACTCTTACCATATTTATTTGTAACTTTTATTGTTCTCAATACTTTATTGCCCTTACTACCTCGCACTCTTGATTGTGTGTGTTTAGTATGGCAACTCGGACCATGGCACCAGTTAAAGGTCATTTGGACCTCGCTATTTCCCAAACACAAATAACAATCATAAACATAAATAGTATTTTAATTTCTATTGGCATTAGTGCCTCACTTTCCATGATGTAGTCGCAGTTCTATATCCATGTGCGTCTAGATCATAATAAACATAATAAGGTGTGCCATTTTTAGCAACACCATATCTGCTTTTTTCGTCATGTTTGCCTTGTCTAGTAATATGTTTTTTGTGCTTACTAGCCCAATAAGTTATGTAAAATGTTTTAGTCATAGTTTATTTCTCTCTTTCTAGGACTATCCTATATTATAGGATAGCCCTTGTCAATAGCTTAATTTATACTTTCTGCTTGTTGTTTTTCGTACAATATTCTTTCAGCTATTTTTTCTGCTCTAGTTTTCTCTCTTTTATTTTTCATGCCTTTAATTCTATCAGCAAGATTTTTTGGATTGTAGATAGTCAATCCTGTTGAGTTAGTTCTAACAATTTCTGCGTCAGTAATATTGCAACCAAGTTCATTGGCTAACTCAATACACTCATCAAGATATTTATAACCTTTAAGACCAATTTTAATTTCTTTCATCTGGTCTAAAACAGATTTAATCCATTTGTAGTGTGCAATAACAAATTGACCTTTGGCTTGTTTCCACTCTTGCAACATCATAAACTCTTGTTCATTACAAGCAATAGACCTATCTCTACAATAATCTCTACCAATTAAATCTAATTGATATTTCTCATTCCATTGTTTGCTATAACCACTATCATCATCTCCAAGATATTTATTATTGTTATCAGTATATTTTGTTTTATGTGGGTTATTGTCTTTGCCCTCTTGTTCAATCAAAATATCTGCGTTGCAATCTTCTTGTGCATTGATTTCATCTCGATACAAAGCATAACCATATTCATTATCAGAACGATTATAACTATTGTTGCTATCAGTATCAAAGCTACCATTTAATCTAAAATCAAAATGTTTTTCTATTGTTGCATCTTCAATTTTTAGATTGTTGTCGTAATCTCTTGTTTCTTTTTTACCCATGTAGTGAAAATGAAAGCAACTATCTTTTGCAATAGTATTTACATTTTCAAATTTATTTTGAAGATACCATGCCTTTGCAACATCATCTTCTGTATAGTGCCTACGAACAATCTTCTCTGCTATTTTCCATGCGTTATCATTCAAGTCAATTTGTTCACTTTTTAACTTGTCATATTTTTGTTTTTCAACAGTATCTTCTTGAAATAAATGTTGCTTAATTCTATTTCCAACTTTATTTCTATACTCTTGATTTGCTCTTATTCTAGTCATTTATACCTCTTTCTATATTTTTATTTTGCATGATTTGAAATTATCACTTGACAATAGGATTGTCAAGTATTATATTGGATTTAGATTTAATTTGAACTTCATCGGATTTAACTTATTAAATCTGGGACAACTTCTGGTTGTGGTGTAAAGTAGATTGAAAGAGATCCAAACACACGCACAACTAGAACTGATCCCTGGTCCATTGTGGCTATAGCTGACAACGGCTATGGTCCCTGCAGTGTACACCATCAATGGACCTGGGATCAGAACTAGTATAGGGCGCCTGGACATTTTTGGGCTATACTCTAGGTCGTGATGTGACTGTCGGACAATGTCCTCCCATTGAGCGCTTTGGAGGAGGATCGCCTATTGGCCACTAGTACTGATCCCAAAGCCACAAGCAGCAAGCAGCAAGCTTGACAGCTGGTCAAGGATAGTATAGGATGAATTTATAAAGGAGAATGATATGTCAAACGTTTACGATCACAATATTAAAAAAAATATGCTGTCTACAGTCTATGGCAGCAAAAAAGATATTAAAGAAGATTTAATGAAAAATAGATTGGAACTTGTTGGATGGTTCTCAGATCAATTAAAAATGTATGATCGAGCAATGGGAGATTTTGACCAATGGTATGAGGAATACGCTGGAGCTTCCTGGGAAGAGAACAATGAGGAGAATTAAACACAACGACCTGAGCTGGTATTTTATGAGGCCGCGCAAAGAATTGCCGGCTGCATATGTTCGAAAGTGTGAAAAGTTTTTTAAAGAATTAAGCGACAAGCGCCAAGCTTCAAGCAGCAAGCTGCAAGCGCCAAGCTTCAAGCTTGACAAGAAAACATTATAATGATATTGTATCCTACAATATAAAGGAGAAAGTAAAATGACACAAAAAGAAAAAATAACAAAAATAATTGAATGTTTAGAGCTTATGACAAAAAGATTAAAAAAAATAGAGAAGGACGTTTTAAGATTATGCAAACAAAAGAAGCATTAAAAATTATAGGCGGCAGCCTGAGCAAGCCATCAAAGATGCCTGGCTGGTCAATTGGTTTACCTGCGAAAGAATGCAAGACAGGCGGCAAGCTTCAAGCGGTGAAGGGCAGCGTATGCTATGACTGTTACGCGCTCAAGGGCTGTTACGTCTTCAAAGTTGTCCAGGATGCACAGTACAGAAGACTGAAGGCCATCACAGGTCCCGACTGGGTCACCGCAATGGCACACCTGATCAACAGCAAGAAGCCCGACGTGTTTAGATGGCATGACAGCGGCGACGTCCAAGACTTGGACCATCTTAAAAAAATTTATGAAGTCTGCAGGTTAACACCTTCAAAGCGTCACTGGCTCCCGACCCGTGAAGCATGGATCAAGGACCACCTAACAGACAAGCCTACAAATTTAGTCATACGATTTAGCGCGCCGATGGTGAACCAGCCGGCGCCTGCTTCGTGGCCTAACTCTTCGGAAGTGGTAACATCAGGGGCCAGCTGTCCCGCAGCTCAACAAGACAATGAATGCAGAGACTGTCGACAGTGCTGGGATCCTATGGTAAAAACAATTAAATACGGTAAACACTAAAATGGAATTTAAACATCCAAACTATTATAAGAATTTGCGTAAGCTAGCTAGGTTGCGCAATAGGGACCAGGCTATTAGCCTACAAGCTGAGACGTCAGACGCAAGGCGTACGCCTGGGACCGGCCTCAAGCTACAAGCTACA